CCTAATTCAACTCTTTCAACACCGCCAGTAGCAATGTTTAAAGTATCAGCGGCAGAACTAAAAATACCTGTATTTAAATCATCCCTAAAAGCTAGACCCGGTGTAGATGCAGAACCATCTTCAAGAGTAATAGTGCCATCCAATTGGAAAAGCTCTATCCAGCCATCATTTGCGCCATTTCTAATTTTCATTACACCCGCTGAAGTATCAGCCCACCATTGATAACTTACAGTTGTCGCTGGACTCGAAGAATTAGAATTATTAGATTGGATTGCGTCTAAAGCATTATTTAAATCTGCTCGAAATGCGGCACCAGATTGATTGGCAATATCATAATCATGTGTGGCCATTACTTAGTCCTTTTAATATAAGTATATAATAGTTGATAATTTAAATATAAACATATTTAACCTCCTTTACCAAACCCGATTGCTGTATATTTAAAATTTAAATCTTTAAAAGCATCGTTTTTATCTCTTGTTTCAATAACAAATTGAGAACCAGTAACAGATGTTATTTTAAAATAATCTCCAGAAACAGCACCTTCAAGCGTTATACCGATACTTGGCGCAAATGCAGTTGTAGAACCACCCAGAGAACCAGTTCCGGCAAAGAAAGGATCACCAAATGTAACAGTCTTAGCTGCACTATTTGTTGCACAAGCACTTGCAATGGCAGAATTAACGCTTTCAATTCTTCTTTTTAAACTTGCTTCAAATCCAAGCTCTGAAACATTTATATTCTGTGCAGGGTCATTTGATTGTAATTCAACTTTAAATCTAAATCCCCTTGCTCTATATTCGCCATTTGCAAAAATATTATATTTAGAAAAGTTTGCTCCGTAATTGCAAGAAGTTCCACTTGATATTGTTGCGCTTGCAGTTGCTGTAACTGTAAAAGTATTGGCATCAGGAACTGTCTGGATTTCGTAATTACCATCAACAGCACTTCCTGCAGTAAAATTAATAACAACTTCATCGCCGACAGCATAACCATGTGACGATTTTGTAATTGTAATTGTTGTCCCGCTTTGACCATAAGTTGCCGAAGTTACAGTAGTTGTGTCTAATTCTGTTGTTCCAACAAACAGCTTGGCGTTGACATCTTCTGGTATACTCCCATCAAAATCTGTCCAAGTGTCAATGTTTGCTGTTCTTGAATCAATTAGATCATTCGGTAAAAGTCCAGCAGTTACAAATCGCCTTTTTAAAGAAAGATTAAAAATTCCACCTAAATCAACCATATTTTGAAACTCATACGTTCCAGACGAATGAATTGGTCCCAAAAAGTCTAAACTTGAAACATCATCAATATCCTGTGTAACATCATCGATTGAAAAAGTGCCGTCTAATAAAAGGCCATCAAAAGTTGCATCATAAAAAGTATTTGTTTTTTCACCTTGAAATGGTGGTGAATCTGTATCCTCTCTTTCTGTAAGCACCACTTGGTTGGGTTGTGGGTCAGGCTGTGTAACAATTATTCTTGCGGCGTTTTCTGACCTTCGGCCACCATCATCAATAAATTTAATGCTGTAAGTTCCAGTTAAAGCGGGTACCAGTGTTTCACTAATATTTCCTGAAAGCTTAGGAATTATTTCTGTTGAATTGCTAAATGTAGCAACTGCTGGGTCAATAGAGGGCGTATGCCTTACTGAAATAAATCCACCGTGGGTTACGTCAATATCCGTGGCAGGGTCAAATCGTAGTCTTATAAAAAGCTCAGAAACAGGCTCACTTGTTAGACCTGTAGGATCTTCTGGAAGGGCTGTCTTACCAACAGCATTAAATGTTATTTTATTTGATGTTGCAGAAAGTTGGCCTGCAATATTGTAACTAAAAACTTGAAATTCATATGTTCCTAATTGACTATTAATAATTTGAAAGTCAGGGCTACTAACTTTTGTTGAGACAAAGTTTCCGTTGTTATAGCGATAATTTACTTGGTAATTAATAACACCAACTATTGGCTGCCAACTTAAAACAATTTTTGACACAGCCTGATTATTTATTGGAATGATAGTTTCAACAGCAGATAGGTTTGAAGGTGGTGGTTTTAATTCATTTAAAACAGATACATTTCTTGCAGGTAAAGTTGAGCCATCTTCTATAAAATCATATTTGCTTTCAACATAAGATAAGGCTGTAATTGAAAAATTTATACCATCTTGTTCTTCAACAGTAATAACTCTAAATTTTTGTGCTTCTACTGTTGTATTTGATAAAAGCCAAACAGTATTTACATTTGGAGTTTGTGAAAATGCTGAACTAACTGTTACAACACCAGCAGAGGTTATATCTGAAACATCTCTTGTTTCTACAGTTCCATCTGGTAAAACAACACTAAAAGTAGGAGAATTTGTTGTTGCCAAATCAGAAGCATTAGCATCATCAATAGTCATAACTGTCGTTGAAGCCACAGCAGATAATCTTCCACCTCTTCTAACACCAGCACGAACAGGGTCGTTTATATCAATAATTGCACCCGGCCTTACTACAGCACCAGCATCAATAGAAGTTGTAAAACTAACAAGTTCTGATTCATTTTGTTCTGCAAATAAAATTGCTCTACCTAATCTTGCTGCTTGGCCTCTTGATGTACAAGCAAAAGCTTTTACTTGTTTTGTAATAATTCCAAATTTAGCTTGTGCTGCTAAATCATCTATTACTTCAAAATCTACATCTTGGCTGTCCATATTAAAATATGAAACAGCTATAGCAGTATGTCTTTGTTTTAAACTGCTGCCAGAATAATTAAAACCTTCAGATGTAATATTACTTAAATTAAAAAGATAACTTGCACTTTTTGGTGAGTCTTGAGTAATAGTAATTGAACCAGCAGAAAAAATCGGCATACATCTCATTACACCAGCTAATTCATTTATAAGGTCAAAAGCTTCTGCAGAATTTTGTATATTTACATTGCAACTAAATCGAGCCTCTTGTCCATTAAAACCATCATCTACAAGTGTGTTTGCATATTTACTTGCAGTAACAAAAGAAAATAAATCAAGATTACTGTCTGTAATATGATCACCAAAACCATATCTTGTATTGGTAAGTAAATCTAATAAAATCATTGCCGGACAAGAAGTCCAAACAGCAGCACCCATCACACCATTAAAAATATAACCACTTGGATATACAATACGACCAGTTGTCGAATCAACAGTTGGTGTTCCAGAACTAGAAGCACCAGCCCCCGGTATCCTTACTTTTATGCCACGAATCCTAAATTTTCTCGATGGTATTGAACTAAATTGTTCTGAATCTAATCTTATTGCGTTATAGGCGGAGTTTGCGTATGTAGAAGCATTATCAATTATTTCTGAAAAACTTGTCCATTGAAAAGCATTAACAATGTTACTGGTTGTTGAATCATCTGTGACCCTTTCTACCCGTATGTCAGCACTTGTAAAAGTATCGTTTAATTTTATTGAATATTCTCTTGTATAGGCATCAGCAGTGCGGCCAGTAACTGTATCATCAATAATTATTCCAAAACCACCTGAATTATGTTGTGATGATATTCTAAATTGAACACTAGAACCTAACAGATCTCCTGAATCTGTTATTTCTTGGATTTGAGGAAAAGTGATTGTTACTTTTACACGATCAACATTTGAATTTGTAATTGTTCTTGTAACAGGACTGGCTTTTGTAACTGTAGTGCCGACAGGTGTAGATGAAGAAGAACTTTCAATACCATCAATTTTTGTTTGGTTTGCAGTTCCATGTCTTGAATTAAATGTTACATCTTGAAAATTAAAATCAACATCTTGTGGATTTGTTGCAGATGCATTTGATCTTAAAATTGGAGTATCGTTAAGAAATACATCTTTGAGATAAGAATTTTTATATGCTGTTGATGTTTTATCTGTTATGCCATCTTTTGAAGCAGATGCACTTCCTTCAATTTCACCTTCAGAAATTAAATCTAAAAATGTTACAAACTGCTTACTGTGTAAAGTGTCAGGTGTTCTTGTAGGTTGAGGTGGTGCAGTAGGTTTTTTACTGCCACCAAACGAACCACGAATAATCTTTTTTTTATTGGTCATACTTGCACCTGTTCAGTGTCTATTGAAGAACTAATTACAACAGAACCAGTAAAAATTTCGCCATATACTAAAGGCACTGGTGTACCAGCTCGACTTGTCTGCTGTGTACCATTAAAACTAAAAGACAATCTTGGGTCTTGTTCTGAACTAAATTGTGGT